GAAATCGATCAGATACTTGCGCTCTATAGCGAATCACAACTAGCTGCTACAAAACTAGAAGCTAGGTTGGATCAAGGGCATCAATTTTTATATTGCCATCTACCAGCTGAAACATGGGTTTACGATTTACGCGCTAGCCAAGCGCTTCAGCGCCCAGTATGGTTTGAACTGCGTTCCGGTGTTGGTGGTAGTGGTTTGTTAGGTCGTAATTTTGTCTGGTGTTATGATAAGTGGTTTGTCGGACATATCACCGACCCATCAATTGGTTATCTAACTTACGATGATGGTAGCCACTGGGGCACTACCGTTAACTGGGAGTTTTACACACCTATCATATATAATGAGGGACGCAGAGCGCTTATCCATGAGTTAGAGTTAGTCGGCACAGTAGGTCATTCAGCGACCGAGCAAACAATAAGCACAGCTTACAGCGTGGACGGCGTAAACTTTGGTAGCAATGTCACTATAGATGCAGGTGCTCCAGCTGAGTATAACAAACGCTTAGTGTGGATAAACCAAGGTGTTGTGGATAACGTTAGAGTACAAAGGTTTACGGGCAACAGCGATACAAACCTAAGCTTTTTACGCTTAGAAGCTAAGATGGAAGGGTTGAACGTATGAGCGATGCACCAACTACGCCGAAGCGGGAAGACCTAGCCAAAGCATTTAGCAACGATTTACGTACAGTGCGTGCGTTTGAATTGTTGTTTGCAGCTGTGCGCAATATTAGCACAAGTGGATCAGCTGCCGCAATCGCAGCTAACACAGCAGCTATTGCAACCAACGCTACAGATATTGCAGCAAACACCGCAGCCATTGCAAGTAACGATACTGATATTGCAGCTAACACCGCTAATATTAGTACTAACGCAACCAACATTGCAGCAAATA